TCATCACCCTTTCTGACGTAAAGCAGAAGGGGTCTGGCTCCTACGCAGCGGACTATGTGCCTTGGGCCAAAGTCATGCAGCTGCTCAACGAGAAGGCCAACGGCTGGCTCCCGGAGCTGATCAAGGACCACAACGGTGACTTGGTTCACAAAGCTCCCAACGGAACCGGCTATCTCTGCATCCAGTTCGTCAACGGCACCTACGGCACTCCCGTGTGGACGTACGCCGTGATGGACAACCGCAACAGCGCCATCGCCTACGAAAAGATCAGCGCACGCGATCTCGCAGACAGTCACCGCCGTGGCATCTGCAGCGCAGCAGCTGCTTTCTTCTCGCTTGGCTTTGAGCTGTGGGCCAGGGAAGAGGTTGCCGCAGCTGAGCAGAAGGTTGAAATTCAACCTGAAGTGCAGCTTCAGCAGTCAAAACCTGTAGGCAAGAAAAAAGGGCAGCCTGCACCGCCCAGAGGTTCCTCCGCACCCACAACGGTAGACACCGACGGGCTGATCGCCAAGTGCATGGATCTCATCCAGGAAAAACTGGACAAGACCTCGCAGATTGGCTGGATCGCTGACAAGGCAACAAAATGGAACCTTGATGGCGATGGCCCCAAACTCAAGCAGATGACAGTTGACCAGCTGCAATCCTGCATTGATGAGCTGTCGGCCAAACCGGCACTGAAGCAGTGATGGCTATTCCTGCGGGCAACAAGTACAAGGTGCAAGTGCTTCTTGACCCAAGGGCATACGAGGCCATGCAGCGCGAGATCATCCAGCGCTACGACACAGAGCACCGGGTCACGGAGTCATCCCTGGCCAACGAGATCATCAAATCTCACTACGCAATCCTTGAGTCTCAACATGAGTGACTTTCAATCGGCGTTTGACGCCAAGTTCACGTTGTTTGACGTGAAAGAGAAAAAATCCGATCGCGGTCCTGACAAGACCGGCAGCATCGAGATCGAACTCAGCGAGGCCATGAAGCTGGCTGAGTGGCTGACTGCACAGCCTGGTGAAGAGGGCTACGGCGGCACCACCGTCGTTAAGATCCCCGTCTCTGGCTGGAATGCAGAGTCCAAGACCGGCACCCGTTACATCAACGGCAAGGTCTGGGCCAAGAAGGCTGAGGGCGCTACTGCCAACACGATCTTCTGATGGACAGGGACAAATTCGTTGCTGCGATGCGAGAGGAAATGCAGCAAATTCACGCACTCCAACTGATGTTGAAGAACCTGCGTGCTGCTGAAGAGCGTGGCTACACCGATGCGGATGCGCGTCGCGTCAATGCCATTGCTGATCTCTACGCAGCCAGCAACGAAACCCTGATGTCTAAGTACTACAAGGCCAAGGATGAGTAAGGCCAACTTTCCTGAACTTGTTCCCGAATGGAACGAACCCAATCGCGGCCCAGGCATCTCGTACTGCGTCGCAAAAAACGCACGGATGTTCGACTATGAATTACTTCTTGCTGGCGAGCGGAGCTTGCGCGGTTGCATCCGCGCTATTGACAAAAAAGATGCCATTCGCATCCTCAAAAACCGCCACCCCGAATGCGCCATTGTTGAAGTCGGCAAAGGACGCAAAATCGTTCCTCCATCTCAGAAGGCTTGATCCAGCATGACCATCAAATTCAACCTGGCCGACCTTGAAGAGTCGGTGGCCTTTTTCCTTGAAGTGCATCCGTACAAGCCGGGTGCGCAAGACACCTTTGCGATGGAGAACCGCGTCTACCTGTTAGACGCTTTGTACAACATGGACGGGCGCGACAAGCCTGATCACCCGCTCCACAACACGTTTACTGGCCTTTATCAAAAGTACGTCAAGGGTGCATGAGGAAGCATTTTGGATTACCTCGCTACCGTTCAGGTAGGTGGCTTCCTGTTATGGCACCAAACGCCGACATGCAATTCACGGAGGGCCACGTCCGGCTCCTTCTGTGGATGTGCAACGCCCACCAGGAGTGGGTTGACGAAGCCATCGCTGACATCATGCGCAATGGCGACAGCCCGTCCGACAACTTGATGTTTTGCCGCGAAGGCCTCGTTGATCTCAAAGTTTGGAGTTTGCGTTTGCTTGAAGTGATTGAAGCAACGCCCGATGACGAGGAAGATGAGGAGGAGCAGGACCTGACCGATGAGCATCTACCGGAACTGGAAGATTTCATCAACAATCTCGAAGGACAGTGGCGCAACGATCGAGGTGCTGGAAGACGGCCCTCACATCCTTTATCGCAGCTGTGCCAACGGGTATTGTCGTTATTCAGACGACCTATGGCAGGCTGAGATCTACTGCGATCACTTAACTGCTCGGGTCAGTTCTGATCACTCTTGAGGATCGCTTGCTGCAAGATCTCGTCCTCTAGCTCGGCTCGGCCAAGGTTACGGGCAGCTTCACCGGCAAGCCATTTTGTCATCATGCGCTGCTGATGCAAGCAGGTGTTGAGCACCAACGCGGCGTTGTAGATGCCGTTGATATCACCCTGCTTCAGCCAGCCTTCAAGCATCTTTTGCGTGGCAGCTTCTGAGAACTCGCTCTCAGTTGTCCGCTGGATGGGATGCCATTCCATAACTAGCCTCGGCAGCAGTTATTGCCACACTTTCGCAATCAAAACAGTCTGACAAATAAAAAACAGTGTTTTGCTTTATATACCAAGCTCTAAACCACCCATTCAGGCCAAACGAAACCCATACCGCGCCGCATGCATCGGCGGAAAAAGGTGGTGGAGTCACTGAATCTCTTCCTGGCTTTACTAGCCCTGCGTCTTTAAGATCCGAGAAGCACCGGAGTCCTTATGCGCTCTTGGATCGACGAGACAAGTCTGATCACCAAGAGAGAGACAAGGACGCGATTTAGGTTAAGAATTTTCGAATCCTTTCGCTGCAAATGCGCTTATTGCGGAGAACACGCAGAGTCACTGGACCACGTTGTTCCTAGGCATCGCGGCGGCCAAACCGTGATAGAGAACCTAGTCCCAGCATGCCTGCGGTGCAATGGAACCAAAGGATCAACAGAATGGACGCTTTGGTATAGACAGCAAGAGTTTTACACATTGCACCGTGAAGTAATTATTTGGGAATGGTTATATCAATTCAAGGGACTATTTTGGACGCCGACACCTGAGTGTCATTATTGTAGTGACCGGTTTGAGCGTAAGACATAATCGGCATACTTTGCATCTCAAAGAAGATCATCTGGCCAATCTTCAGTCCTGGGTATAACGGAAGCGCATGCATTCTGCGTGCATTTTGCAGCTCTAGTGTCAGCTTGGAACCGTGCCAACCGGGATCACACCAGCCAGCAAGCATGTGGCTGTAACCACTCCTGGCCCTGCTGCTCTTCAGTACAAACTGTGCAGAAATGTGGTCGGGCAGGTTGAAGGTCTCTTGTGTCTCCGCCAGTGCAAACTCACCAGGCCGCAGCCAGTAGGGATCCGCTTGGCTATAGCCCTTGATGCTGATCAGACGCTGCTCAATGTTCATTGGGTCCTCGATCATCAGGTGATCGCCCAACAGCAGGTCGATTGACGCAGGGTTCAGCAGATCCTGGTTAAAGGGAACGACCATTGCGTGCTCAACGCAGAGTCGCTTGATCTCATGATCTGGCAGAACCATGCAGTCAGGAAAAGGCTTTTCCCAGGCTACAGGGACAGATCATCGACGAGCAAAGCCCAGCCAGTACCAGGGCCGTCTGCTTCCCAGCGATGCAAAAAGTCTTCGCGCTCGTACCTGACGTTGAACCCGCTTTCAGTCTCAAGCTGACCCGTCTTGAGGTTGTAGCGGCCGCGTGGATCATTAACAATGAAGTATTGCTCGTTGTACCCGACAATCACAGACCAGTGGCCAAATCCCTCGGCAGGACGGCCAGTGCTGATATCACCTTTGTGCAACCAACCAACAGCAACAGGTCGACCGGCGTCGATCTCAGCCTCAATCAGATCTGCAGTGCCGTCAAAAATAATTTCAGACCTCATGCCAAGGCTGTCTAAAGCTTTGACATGGACCCACAACTCCTGCGATGGGCCAAATTTGCTGCGCACCTTGTCATATTCCTGCCCCGATGTGACAAGGACATAGTGGCCAGCAACCATTGCGACCGCTGCCGTCACGCACTTGTCAATGCCGTCAATGAGATCAAGCTGGTGATAATACGGAGTAGGCAGATAGGTGTATTTCCCACCTGCCTTCCATAGCTCTACCCAAGTTGCTGTGTGATCCAGCAATTCAGGCGGCATGTCTTCTTGCAGCTGCTGAATCGCAGCCAGCTGGTGACTGTTGCCGGTGAAGTAAGTGAAGAAGGAATCAAGCCTCACCATTGCAGCAGCAAGCCAATCAAGCATCAGCGACTGGTTTCTGTGCTGTAAAAAGGTTGGCCTCGATGAAATCAACCATTCGGTCATCGACGGTGTTGTCAGTCTTGGTAGCCAAAGCACGCAACAAATCGATGATTAGCTTCTTGACTGCATTGGACTGCAGGAAGCCAAACAAGACAGGACGTACGAGCGCAATCATCATTTGTCAGCTGATACTCCAACTCTAGTGCGGATTTTTAGGGCCTTCCAGCCGTGCCACAGCAGCTTCAAGATCACGTAAGCGGCTAAACACTTCAGCGTCACGGCTCTTCATATCCGTATGAAGAATGTTCAGGCGTGTAGCCACGTTTTCAACCGCAGCAGTCAGCCGTATTACAGCGTCTCGACTTTCTGTAGCGCGGCGACCATAGTTCCCGAGTCCCACAGCCGCTACCGTAATTGAAGCGCCGGTAACGGCCGCCAAAATCTCCATCATTGGCCGCCCCTCAACAGCGACATCATGGCAGATCAACAGCAAACGTCACCGCCAGAAGATGACGATAAACATGGTCTTTTGGGCCATCTTGTTCGCCTTGGCTTGATGATCTGGGCATGTGGCGTGATCACCGCCAATTACATGGGTTTGTTCAAGCAATCCATTGATGTGACGTTCAGTGCATCACTACTTTCTTCTATGGCTGCTAGCTATGGCCTTACTGTCGGCCGTAATAACGCCAAAAAAAAGGAAGAACCTAAAGTTCAGTCAGGCACGGCACAAAAATGAAAAGACTTTTAGCTCTCGCGGTTCTGTTGGTAGCCGCCCCAGCAACAGCTCAAACGGTGACACCAACGTGGTCAACCGGTTCAATGCAATCAACGACCACCACAACTCAAACGATTACTGAGACAATCCAGCACCAGATTTACGGATCTGAATTAAAAACCTACTCAGGCGAAAACGTCGCTCCGAGCGCTGCTGACATCACCAACTCTTCAACAACGTGGGACCTCGTAACAGACGGCGATCCGTTCACCTTGGAGATCACCACAAGGACGGCCGACACATTGATCGAACAAATCGACATCGATCGCACCATCGAAACCGACTCCACCACCACATCGCTCAGTGTCTTCTCGCAATAGCGATTGCAGGGCCTGCTGCTGCTGAAACCACCAACAACTCAGCTCCAAGGGCGCAGGCCACCAGCAACAACACCAACCAGTCGGTGCAGTTCAACAACAACGGCGCACCAAGTCGGCAGCACTTCTCGGCGGGCCATTCCTGTAATGGTTCAACTTTGGTGATCACACCGTTTCACCTTGAAGCACACGCTGACCCAATACCGGGAGAGGACTACACCCGGATGCAAAACATGGGTGCGCAGCTGAGCATCAACATTCCGCTTGACGGATCTATCACTGAGATGTGTAAGGAGCTTGCACGTAAGCGCCTGCGCATGGAGCAGCAAAAACTAGACAAGGAACAACTTGACTATCACCTTGTCCGAGCTTTGCGCTGCGCAGAGCTGTACGAAAAGGGTTTCATGATTCACCCCGAAGCTAAATTGGCTTCTCTCTGTTCCGACGTAGTTTCAATCGATGTCTACCGAAAGTCAGTGGGTCTTTCCCTCGGGCCTTCGCAATCTTCTTCAACACAGTCTGAAAAACAGGTTTCAGCCGCTTCGCTAAATTCTGCGCCACCAATGTTGCCCCAACTGACGCAGCAGCAGCAGCCCCAGCCGTCACCGTCGCAACCGTAAGTACTTCTGGTGCAGGCAACGCAAACTCAAGCGGTGTGCCGGGTACTTTTACCGTTGTTGTTTTGGCGTCAACCTGTTCAATTTCTGGAGGCTCCAGCAACATATCAAGCGTTTGTTGTTGCGCTTTGATGTTGTTGTTTAGCTGCTTGACTTGATCTTGAACTTTCTCGACCGCTTGACGGGCACCTGGATCTACCGCCTTGGGAGGTTCCGGCGGAGGCTTCGGTTCAACGCTTGGCGGTATCAAAACAGGATGCGACGGCGCAGGGAACACCGGCACCGCTATCTCCATCCGTGGCAGATCAAGTGGCCCCGGAAGATTAAAAGACGGAAGGACCAGGGGTTCCACTAGGCACCTTTGGCATTGCGTTGTCGATCTTGTCCTGCAGCTTCTTCTCTATCTCGTTGCCAATGCCATCAGTGACCCTCTCCAGGGTGTTGCGCATGATCTCATCCATCTGGCTGTAGGAGATGATCAAACCAGCGGTCATTGATGCACTGAGCATGAACCCAGTGACAGCCATCAAATCAATGATGAAACGCATTGAGGATTGCCTTTTCGTTGGCGTATGGCTCGACTGTAAGGAACTCGAAG